CCTTGATCTTTTTGTATTTTAATATTGCCTCTTTTAAATACTCCTTTTTCTGCATCATAAACTTCTGATTCTTCACCGAACGCCTGTTTACCTTTTTGTAAGTCACCAAACCCCATTGTAGATGTGCCTATGGGATTAACATTTTCTTTTTTTTGTATTAGATTATCTCCAGTCAGTGTTACTCCTAATCTTTGGTAAAGGCTTTGATTGCTTATGATAGGATTATTAGGATCTACCTTGGCACCTGGCGGGCTTTTATTATCAGTATTTCCTCCATCTTCAGTGGATGTTTTAATATCTGTAGGAAAAAGTATTAATACTTTATCTTGAACGGTGGTCTTGGCCGTCGCGGCAAATTTTTTTTCTGCGTCGTTTATCTGCCATTGTAAACTTTTTGGTCCACTTTGTAACATTTCTTGAACTGTTGCACCTTCTATAGTAACTTGTGTTTTAACATTACTAATAGCTGTACTATAAGCACGTTGATTCCAAGGAATTGCTGTACATTCATATACAGAGCCGGCACCGCTGACCTTCATAGCAATATTCATAATTTTCAAAGGAAAATATTTGGTAGCTATGGGTAATTTAATATTTTGTTGATATTGATCTTTATGACCTGTAAACTCTAATCTAAGCATTAAAGGAATATCATTCCATGCTTTATAACCTGCTCTAACTACTGCTGCTTGCAGTGTTTGAAAGAATAATCCTAAACTATATGGTTCTATAATTTTAAAACTAATACTGTTAGCATTAGTGTTACCGGTATTTTTATCTAAGCCAATTAGTCCACCAATACGAACATTGTCTATGAAAAAATCGAATTTTCCCGAAGGGTTAGCTGTTTTACTTTTATAATTAGTTAAGGGAATTCTATTGTCAGGTTCTCCCGCACCACTTTTTAATATTATATCGCCTGTGACTCCTTTTCTATAAGTTGTGTCTGGAAAATTCAAGTCATAGGGACGTAATACCCACATGGTCCAAACGTAATTATAACTAGAATATTGATTTAGTACATTTGCAAATGGCGGAGTCTCGTCTATTTTTGTAACACTAGTACCTTTTTCAAGAGACTCATTTATGTTTTGTTTCTGTGCTTGATTAGAGTAGTCAATATATTGATCAAATTGACCGGCAATACCTGAAGATAAATCCTTTATAAGGCCTCCGGCACCGGTTAATAATTTATCAATAGTTCCGCCTAATAATGATCCAGCTTTGTTTTGTAATCCGCCGACTATACTTGAACTAGATAATCCTTTGTTAACAGCTGAACTAAGTGCTGTTGTAGCGGCTTTACCTAAGTCAAATCCCATATTAGGCCCCTAACACTTTTATTAGACTAGAGTTTTTTGGTAGATAAATTTGTGTTCCTGGTATGAAATCGAATACAGGGTCTTGTAATACATCTAAATTTCGTTGGATGAATACCCACCAAAGATCAGGAGTTCCATACAAATCGTAACTTAATAAATCTGGTCTATAACTATATTGACTTTCTATTGTATAAAGAAAATCATCTGCTTCGGCACTAACTGGTCTAATTGATAATATGTCAAGATAGTTACCATTAGTAGCAGTATTATACCAAGGACTGGTTGAACTATATTCTGCCATTATAGATATCCTTGTCCAACATATCCACCTTTTATAAAAGTATTAAGACTGAAATTTCTAATTTTTTCTCTACTATAGATAGGTTTAAGACTTACAGTTAATGAACTATTTGTAGGAACATGCGACTCATTTCCAGAACCCTGGCCCCCGGAACTACTAGTTGGGCCACTTATTGCATTAATTAGATTCGTTCCTGTTTTTATAAGACCGGCTGCTTTGGTTTGACCAAAAGCACTGAGTCCGCCTGCTACTATATTTGCTGCGGCTGAAATTTTATTTAAATTACTGGTGCCACTAGAAACATTACTATTTTTTAATGTATTCACTGCAATATAATCAACATCTTTGGGCAATGTCAAGGTAAAACTTGTGACTACTACAGGAACATTCTTAAAAACAAAATCGCCATAAGCACTGAAGTTTAACACAGGCGGAGGATTTCCTGGGTTAGCATCACCAGTATTACCAGTATACATCTTAGTTACACTTCTTAAAAAATGTACAACAGCAATCCAATATGCAGCCTGTTCGGCATCCTCCACAGGAAAATCGCCTACTACTGTAATTTCACTTACTTTACTACTTGTATAAGTAGTAAATTGATAATTTGAATGTGTGATAGACTGATCTGCATAAGTAGCCGAAGCACTTATGCTTATTGACGGAGTATAAGGAAATATTAAAGATTTATCAGCATTTTTAATTGGATCGAGAACCGGAGCGTTATCAAAAAATGAACCATCGAGCATGGTCAATCTGGCACGCCAATCACTAGAAGTGTCTTTTGCAAAACTAGCCGACGCATTCATCATTTTCGAAACACTTTCACCACCTAGCGGAAGGTTGAATGATCGGATTGCACCCATTAGTTTATTTGGATTTGATAAATTATTAGCAATAGAACTTAATTTGCTGACTGTATTGAGACCTTCTGATACAGCACCAAACGCACTTACTAAACTATTTGAAAAGCTAGGCATATCTTCACTCCTTGGCTAATATTTATTTGACTTTCAAAAGTACGTATATTATAATAGTACTGAATCCAGGACCCATTAATGACCACAAACTATCTTAACAATCGAGATCTGCTAGAAGAAATTCATAGAAGTAAAAATTCTTACTCTAGCTATATCAACCCAGAATATCATCAATATGATATTATTCTTCCCAGTGTCGAAAAAATCAATATTAGAACAGTGGCCGATGCCAAACGTAATCGTGCCAAACGGCTAGGCGATGAAAATTATTCACGCAGAAAAGCCGCAGGCGAAAAGATCAAAATGGCAGAATGCGAGATTGATTACAAAAAAATAGCCAAGCTGGATTTGATTTTTAGGATTATGACTTATGAACATATTCCTGTGAACAAAACACGAAAAAAAGTTCAAAAAACTGAAGCAGATGGGCGAGATAAAGTAAACTTTCCTCCTTTCCAACATTGGAAATTTGATGAAAATGATCAGTTGATCTGTGTGGGTCGAAGTCATTGGAAGGGATCCTTAGATAAGGGGCGTTTTAGCAAAGACCATGGCCAGATCACTGACACATTAGCCCGTATGTACATCAAACTTTGTGAACGTTATGCTACTCGTGGCAACGTCAGAGGCTATACTTACAATGATGAAATGCGAGCACAGGCAATTTTACAATTGACTCAAGTGGGTTTACAATTTGATGAATCAAAAAGCAATAACCCTTTTGCATATTTTACTGCCGCAGTGACTAATAGTTTTGTACGTATTATTAATATTGAAAAGAAAAATCAAAACATCCGAGACGATATTTTAGAAATGAACGATATGGCACCTAGTTATACCAGAATTAGCAATGCTGAATACTCAGCTGGATTACGTAGATTTGAACGCGAGGAATAATGACAAATCTTTTTAAACGTGTGGCCCTATTCACAGACATACACTTCGGACTTAAAAGCAACAGCGCCACACATAATCAAGACTGCGAAGATTTTGTAGATTGGTATATTACCAAAGCAAAAGAGCTGGACTGTGATGTGGGAATTTTTATGGGCGATTGGCATCATAATCGCAATAGCCTTAATATTACTACCATGGATTATAGTCTCAGGGCCCTGGAAAAACTAGGACAGGCCTTTGACAAATTTTACTTTTTTCCTGGCAATCATGACTTATACTACAAAGACAAACGTGATATTCACAGCGTAGAATTTGGCAAGTACATTCCAGGGATTACTGTAGTACACAAACCTATTACCGAAGGTAATGTGACCATGTGCCCTTGGCTAGTAGGCGATGAATGGAAGAGCATAGGCAAAAAAGGTGGCAAATACATCTTTGGTCACTTTGAATTACCTAGCTTTTTCATGAATGCCATGGTACAAATGCCAGATCATGGTGAAATTAAATTAGAACATTTTCAAAATTACGAACTTGGCTTTAGTGGACACTTCCATAAACGTCAACAACAACGCAACATGATCTATATTGGTAACGCATTTCCCCATAACTACGCAGATGCGTGGGACGATGATCGTGGAATGTGTGTATTAGAATGGGGCTGTCAACCAGAATATTATAGCTGGCCAGATCAACCTACTTTTAGAACTGTTAAACTTAGCGAACTGATTGACAACGGCGCTAATATTATCAAACCTAAACAACATTTAAGGGTTACTTTAGACATTGACATCAGCTACGAAGAGGCTAGTTTTATTAAAGAAACTTATCTAGCAGATTATGCTATCAGAGAGTTGACATTGATTCCAGAAAAACGTGAAATAGAATTGACCAGTGACACTGATATTAAAGCATTTGAAAGCGTAGATCAAATTGTGAGCAATCAATTAATCAGTGTGGAAAGCGATACCTACGACGTTAACCTCCTACTAGACATTTATAACAACCTATGATTCGTATTAAAGATTTAACTGTTAAAAATTTCATGAGCGTGGGTAATCAAACTCAGGCCGTGGATTTTTGTAAAGAACAACTCACTTTGGTCTTAGGCGAAAACCTGGATCAAGGCGGTGACGATAATGGCAGTCGTAACGGTACTGGTAAAACTACTATTGTTAATGCCTTAAGTTATGCCTTGTTCGGGCAGGCTCTTACTAACATTAAGAAAGATAATCTAGTTAATAAGACTAATAATAAAAACATGATAGTTACACTAAATTTTGAAAAAAATGGTGTGAACTATAAAATAGAACGGGGGCGTAGACCTAATATTTTTAGATTTTTTATTAACGGCCAAGAACAGGACACCGACTCTATTGATGAAAGTCAAGGTGATGTAAGAGAAACTCAACGTGATTTAGATACTTTGTTGGGCATGAGTCATGACATGTTCAAACATATTGTGGCACTTAATACCTATACTGAGCCGTTTCTCAGTATGCGGGCTGCCGATCAACGTATGATCATTGAACAATTGTTAGGCGTTACCTTACTGAGCGAAAAAAGTGAAAGCTTAAAAGAACTAGTCAGATTGACTAAAGAAGAAATCAGTCAAGAATCTGCCAATATTGAAGCTACTAAAAAGAGTAACGAGCGTATTGAACAGAGCATTATTGGCTTATCGACCAAACAACGAGCATGGACAAAACAACAAAAAGATGATTGTGAAAAAGTTGCTGAAAAGATTTTAGAATTGCAAAATATTGATATTGAGCATGAGCTCACACAACATGCTCTGCTAAAAAGTTATGATGAACTAGCAGCTAAAATTAAAAGTCTTAATAAAGAAAAAGCCACATTAGACACTGCTGTTGGACAGGCTGAAAAGTCTGTAAACAAGTATAAAAAAGAAGTTGAACAACTAGCCGACAAAACTTGTCCTGCTTGTCAACAACAATTGTTGGATCATAAACACGGCGAAATGACAGAAACTGCCTTGGAAAATTTCAATGAAGCTAAAGAATATTTTAAGAAAACTTCGGCTAGTTTGAAAAAGATTCAAAAAGAAATTAAAGATATTGGCGATATAAACGGCCGTCCTGAAACTTTTTATGACACAGTGGAACAGGCACTGAAACATCAAAATAATTTGACCAGCCTTGAAGAAGCTTTAGTTAAACGCAGTGAAGAAGTTGATCCTTATCAAGAACAAATTGATGAATTGCGTAACACTGCCATACAAGAAGTATCTTGGGAGCATGTCAACCAACTTAATAAACTAAAAGAACATCAGGAATTTTTACTTAAACTATTAACCAGTAAGGACAGTTTTATTCGTAAAAAAATTATTGATCAAAACCTTGCTTATCTTAATAATAGATTAACCTATTATCTAGACAAGATGGGATTGCCACATGTAGTAAGGTTTCAAAACGACCTCAATGTGGAAATTACACAACTAGGGCAAGATTTAGATTTTGATAATTTGTCACGTGGTGAACGCAACAGACTAATTTTAGGTCTAAGCTGGAGCTTTCGTGATGTATGGGAAAGCTTGTACGAAAATATTAATCTATTATTCATTGACGAGCTTATTGACAACGGGCTTGATGCTAGTGGAGTGGAAGGTGCGTTGGCTGTACTTAAAAAGATGGCACGTGAACGTAATAAAAATATCTACTTGATTAGTCATAAGGATGAATTAATCGGTCGTGTCAATAACGTATTGAAAGTTATCAAAGAAAATGGTTATACCAGCTATGCTAATGATTTGGAGGTAGTAGATTGATTCCACGTGATGAAAAAACGCATGATGAACTCATGGAAGCTTTTAGAGAATATTATAAAGCCAATCAAAGATGGATGGATCGAGGTTCACGCCGAGCAGGTATGGATACTAGATTATGGTTGTTAAGAATTTTTAACATAGCACGTAATCGAAGACATACTATCATGGAATGGCGTAAAGAATTAGATCAAGTAAAGGCAGCAAAAAAAATTCAGAAGGCACAGGCACAGGCACAAAAAGACACTATATAGTTGATGTCATGGTATTATGAAAATCAACTAGTCACGGAAATTTCAGAAGATTATATAGGCTTTGTTTACATAATAACAAATTTAATCACCAATAAAAAATACATAGGCAAAAAATTAGCCAAGTTCGCCAAGACTACTTATAAGGTAGTTAAGTTGAAAAATGGCACAAAGAAACGTAAAAAGATTCGAGGCAAAATAGAAAGTGACTGGCAAGAATATTACGGCAGTAACGATGAACTCAACAGGGACGTATTAAAATTAGGCAAAGAAAATTTCAGGCGAGAAATTTTATATTATTGTAAGACTAAAAGTGAATGTAGTTATATCGAGGCAAGAGAACAATTTTCCAGGCGTGTATTAGAAAGTAACGATTACTACAACGGGCATATTCAAGTCAGAGTTCACGGCAAACACATCATAGGCAAACAGTTAAACGGTTAAAGCTGGCGCAGGCTAATTTCATGCGATTCTATACCTGGACATGCGTGTCACAGGGATGAAAAACTCCAGCCGTTAGGAGGACTCAACCACTACCCGTAAGGATGAGGATAGCAAAATGCCGCTATTTGGTTGTTTGAAAAGGATTAAAAGGCTAAAAGAAGGGGCTCTGATGAAAAAGATACAACCCCATGGTAGTTAAGCAAGACTATATTTGTTTAATTATTTCCCGTCGTATAGAAGACTGGGCTCGAGGTACAGGATGACCGCCTCTGTAATGCCCTAATATAGTATCGGACTAAGCAACTCGCATAATGTCTTTTTTTCTCCCGGCAACGGGAGAAGTACGTCCACACAATCTGCATAATATATCAGCTACGCAGTGTTTATAAATTAAAAGAAGAAAAAAGTTTTAAGACGATAGTCTTAAAACAGAGTGAGCTTGCTCACTCTCGAATATAAATAATCATATGAAGATTAATGAATTTCTTAATGAATCTGACAACGAAAAATTAGACGAACTCTTGGGTACAGCTTTGGGTCTTGCAGGATTAGCTGCTAAAGGTGCTGGTGCTTTGCTCAAAGGATCAAAGACTGGCAAACAGGTAATACAACAAGTAGGACGTAGAGTTGCTCCTACTAAAGCAGGCAGTACTGCAAAAGCTACAAGCCGATTACAAGATATGGGTATTGATCCTACTAATTCTTGGTTGAATTCTAAATGGAGAGACCTTTTAGCTTGGCAGATTCAAAGAAAAGGTATGAAAGCCTTTAAGGCAGGGCAAGCAGCAGCCTATGAGAATGGCAAAATAGCTGTTAATGTTGTAACTGATTTGGGCTTGTCTGGATTTGGTATGGCCACATTGGCCATAGATATAAGTCAGTATTATCTAGCTAGACAAGCTTTAGAAGAAAAATACGCCAACGATCCAGAAAAACTCAATCAAGCATTAAACGAATTAAATGTTAGTACAGTGGCATCTATTATTGCTCCTAGAATAATTGGTACTGTGGGAAAAATGAGCAGTAAAGTCGTAGGTGCTATTGTGGGTAAAGTGGCAGGGCCTAAGGCAGGAGCAGTTACAAAATTTTGGGGTGGCATTTTAGCTAAAACAGGTGAAGCTGGTGCTATGGCATTTTTCCGTACTACTGATGCCGGCAAGAAATGGTTAGCAAATGCACTGTCCTATGTGACCATGGGTATTGGAACAGCACAAGGTCTTATTAAAGACTTTATGGAATTGTTTAGTGCAATAGTTGATGTTGCCAAGGATATTGCTGGAGTACTTGGTGGCGGTGGAATGGATTTAATCAGTATTGGCAAAGCTGCTATGAATGGCAAATCTGTTTGGACACCTGGAACAGCTGACGAAGAACCTAAAACTTCAAAGTAAAGGCAATCCACTACTTTTAGTTAGATCAATGTTGTCTTTGATTATTTCATTCATAATCTTTCGATCTTCGAAACCATATACATGAAATAATTCATAACTGGACACACCTCCCCTCATGTACCAACTGAGACGAAAAATTTCGTCTTTAATTGATTTTGCTATGTTATCATAATCTAAGATCAAATTTATTATGTCAGAATCCGACATATAGGTTATTTTTTGCCGAAAAAATTTGATGGGTCCAATGTTACGCTAATATCTGTTTCATGTTGGCAATTGTTGCAAATCACATGTTGTTTGGGAATATCCCAAACATCTTTATTTCGTTCTAGTTTTTTCTTGATTTCTTGAAAAAACATTTTTTCAGCATTATGTAACCATTCGCTGATGTATTCAACATCTTCAACTAGTTCATTGCCTACTCTGACACTTTCGATGCTACTGATAAAAAGTTTAACCTGTATTTCGCTAATAGTTCTATAGATATCGTTCTGTATGTTTTTTATTTTTTCTTCCCCGCCTTCTTCGTCGGCCAGTCCAGATTTGTTTAACTGAAATAACATTTTTTGTAATTTAAAGTTTTCCATATTAAAATCTGTAACTTCTTTATAATTTAATGGTCTTAAAGTGATGGTTAAATCATCTATAACAATTTTTCCATCGTAGGTTTGGTCGTTAAAATACTCTAAAATTTTAGTAAGATTTACTGTGTAATCATTTTCATGGTCGCATTTAGAACACGTATGTTCGATATCTAATCCTTCTCCATAAGTGGCAATTCTAATAGCCACTAATAGTGTATCGATATCAATGCTGGGAACTTTATCTGCTGACTTGATATATGGACAGCAACTTTCTATCACCTTCGTAGTGCTTTCACCATTAAGTAAAGCATCTGGGGTTTTGAAAATGATTTCGTCCATACCTGTCATACTAAAGATGGGCACATTATTGTAGTCACCTTGTAAAGAATTCTCTTTATAAAATAACCCTTTACTGGGAAGTCCAATATAAATTTTCGGTTGACGAAAATATTTTTGCAGTGGATTACCTTGATTTGACATAACTACTCCGATAAATATAATCGTAGTATTTATATACGCATTTTACTGGTGAAAAAAAATGGCAAAAGATGAAAAAGGAGTTGTAGGCAAAACTGTAGATGCCATGGCAAAAGGTGCTGAAAAGGCATCGTCTACTCTTGAAAAATTTGCTTTAAGTACAGGAAGAGCAGACGAAGCTCAGAAAAAATATACAGGAAGTATTGAAGCTGCTGCCCAAGCAGCCGTAAATATTTTAACTGCTCCTTGGCAAAATATGGCTAAACTTATAGGCACCAATGTTGATGCCTTTAAGGAATTAAATTCAACAGGTATGAGTTTTGGCAATAGCATGAATAATATTCGTGTTAGTGCAGCAGAAATGCGTATGAGTCTGGATGAATTTACAGGATTCATGCAGAAGAATCAAAAAATGTTTGCTGGTCTTGGAGGCACTGTAGGTAAAAGTGCTGAGGAATTTACAAAACTCGGGCAGATGATGACTCAGAGTGAACTGGGAGAAAGAATGACCCAGTTAGGTTATGGTTATCAAGAACTTAATGAAGTGCTAGCCATACAGATCGGATCCAGTAAAACTAGAGCCTTTGCTGATGATGCTGCTAGAAATAGGGCCATTGAAGGAGCCATGAAGCTAGCCGAGGAAATGGACGGTTTAGCCAAGCTCACTGGTGTTAGTAGAAAAGAACAAGAAGAAACTAGAAAAAAATTACAAACAGACATGGCGCTTGAAGCTGCTTTGCGTCAAGAAACACGCAACATGAGCAAGGAAGATGCTGAAAAGTACAGAGCTTCTGTCATGGATCTTATAGCAACAACAGAAGCTACACAAGGTGCCGATGCTGCTTCTTCGATTAAAGAAAGAGTTGTAACCGGAGGAAGTCTAACAAGTTCGGGCTCTATGGCCTATGCCAGTATGCAAGGCGAAGCTTTTCAAAAACAAAATGAAGCATTGGACGCAATTAAAAGGGGAGACACTTCAGGAGCTAAAAAAGCCAAAGAAGATTCTGATGCGGCTGCATTGAAAGCTCAAGATAATGATGCGAACCTATCTGTGGCTAGATATGGTAAAGGTCCTGCTGCTGATGTGAGCAAAGGAGTTATGACAGCTACTCAGACTCAATATGAAGGCACAAAGGCATTGTCTGAATCAGCAGAAGCTAAAAGACTTGGTATTACTAACGATGTTAACGCTCTAATGGAATTGCAAAAAACCAAGATCAAAGAAGAGCAAAATGCTAGGGATGGTCTTACATCGGCGATGATAACAACAGGTAATAGGCTAAGTGATGCCAATGCTGCTGCCACAAAGGAAACTCTTAGAGGCATAGGAGGCGGTACTAAGTTCGATAAAGACATGCAGACAGCATCTAATAAAAATTCCAAGCCCAAAGAAGCTGAATATCAGAAAAAGATGGATAATATTGCCGGAGGTGCAATACAAAAATCAGGAGATGTTGCAGGTGAAATAGTCATAGGCCTGGATAAAATTGTAGATAAATTAGGCCCTATAGTGGCAAATCTAGAAAAACTTGGTCTAAAAGTTGATGAAATAATTAATAAAAAAAATACTCCTGCTGCGGGTAGTAGAGATGGTGGCACTTTGGAAAAAACTGGCAGTCCCATAGAGCCTATGGATGCTCTTGTTAAAATTCACAAAGGCGAAACAGTCTTAAGTCCAGAAGCTACTAAAGGTCTGACTGCTCAACTATCAGAAAGTACCAAAGGTATGACACAAATGTCACAGGCATCAATTTCTAAGATGCTTGGTCAGCCCCTAGGCTCTGCACCTAAATCAGCAGGTGGTGCTATGCCTGGCATTGACATTAATAAAATACTCACAGATATCAAGACCACAGTTAGTAAAGTAGAAATCAGTAATTGGCCTAAGGAACTTAAAGACATAGGCAAATCACCGCCAGTTCAAACACAACCCACAGCCCCAGCTACCAAGCCAGCAGAGAAACCAGTAGAAAAACCAGCTGCTGCACCTAAGCCAGCAGAGAAACCAGTAGAAAAACCAGCTGCTGCACCTAAGCCAGCTGCTGACATAGTAAAAGAAGCAGTTGCAGCAGGGGAAGCAGTACGGACCAAACTAGCATCAGAAACTAAGGGTATGAATCAGCAGGAAGCTGCGGATCATAGGCAAAAAAGAATGGAGCAGCTGGCAAAGGAAAAAGAGGAACCAGCAGAAGTTAAAACTCCTAATAGTTCAGAGTCCTACAAGATTAATGGTAAGGAAGTTGATAAAAAGCAATTTGATCAGCACATGGAAAATAATCCAGTATTGGCCAAATTGATGGAAAGTGCCAAAGCTAATTTAGCCAAAGTTAAAAGTGATGCAGGAGGTGTAAGTGCTATGACTCCTAGCATTGGTGGCGGCAGCGGTGGCGATCCAATGGCTGAAGCAGCTGCCGCAATGGAACGGATGAAAGCCCAGCAGGCACAATTTAACAAAGATCTTGAGGATGCAGAATTAGAAAGATTAATGAACCAAAAAGCTAATTTAGAAAAAACTCAGGGAGTTGCCAATGAGGAATTGGGAATTAAACAAGAAGCTGGAAAACGTGAATTAAATTGGTCTAACAGTGTTGTCTTAACTACGGCAGGGTTGAACAATAAGCAAAGAGAAATGCATGGTGAACTGTCCAAGTTGACCTTAGAAGATAGTAAAGCAAAATTAGAGGCAAATCAAAAACAAAAAGAAGAAACTTTGGCAGAATTACGGGCTATTGACCATAAAGCAAACGCTATAGAACTGCAAGCTAAATTAGAAAATCGTGCTCTAACAGAAAGTGAACAAGCACAGGTTAAGGCATTAGACGAAGAAGCCAGCGCAAAAAGTAAAGCTAGGCAAAAAGAAAATGCCCAAATGGCAGATGAAAATAAGGTATTAGAAAGATTAATTCGAGATAAAACAATGGCCGAAAAGGCCGGCATGGAAGTGTCTATATCTGAAAATGGCAAACTAGTCAAGGTAATGGAACAGAATTCCAAGAAAATTGCCCAGGATATGCAGGAAGCATTGCCTGTTAAGGATATTGAAAAAAGTAAAGAATTACTAGCTGAAAGAATTGCATTACAGAACAAGGCTGAAGAAGATGCCATGGCCTACGAAGAAGCTGAAATAGCAAGAGCAGATTTAGCGGCATTAACAGCCAAAAACGAATTATCTGGCATAATGGAAAATGTAGGTGATAGCTTTGATGAAGTAATGTCTGATAGTGTTGATGAGTTTGGTACTAAATTCGATGAAGTTGTAGGAGGTCAACTGTTAGAAAATATGGATCTTGGTGAAAAATCTGCTGACAATTCCACAGAAAAAATCATGGCTGATATAAAAGATTCATTGCCTACAGATGAATTTGCTGGATTAGATGAACTTATTGGTGGGCAATTATTGGAAAATCAAGGACCTGATGAAAAATCTGCTGACAATTCCACAGAAAAAATCATGGCTGATTTAAAAGATTCATTACCGACTAGTGGAGTTGATTTAGAAAAAATGGGCGGTGACATGTTAGCAAACATGGGCAGAGATGAAAAATATAGCGATACTAAGGAAGATCCTACAGCAAGAATTAAAAATGAAATGCAAGCGGAATCAATAAACAAAGCTAAAGCTACGAAGTTTAGCGATATTAGTATAGATGCCAGTGGAATGCCTGTAATTAAGAGCAGAGCCAAGGAACAACTTAAAAAAGAAGATCCCAAAAAAGAAGATGCCAGTGTGGATGATGCTGAAACAGCTAAGTTCAAACGACAAGCAGAAGCTGCTAAAAAAGCAGAGGAAGAAAAGAAGAAAGGTGAAGGCGGCAAAGAACAAAAATCAAATCTAGATGATGTAGTAAAGAAACTAGAGTTGTTAAATACTACAATGAATACTCTTATAAAGAAAACTGAAGACATCTCTGCAAAACAAATTCAAGCTACTAAGGGAATAGCCAGTGGCAACTTATTTGGAGCACATTGATGAGTTGGCGTAGATATTTCACGCCAGTAACAGTTAATAACCAAACTGGTACAGTTAGTCCCATAAGCAGCAATGCTAGTAAAGCAGGTCCTGCACGTAGCAATTATAGCAGTTACTTACCAGACATTTATGTAGGCAGTCCTAATAGAATAGAACGTTATATGCAGTATGATACTATGGACATGGATCCAGAAATCAATGCAGCATTAGATATTCTTGCAGAATTTTGTACTCAAAAAAATAAAGAAAATAATACTACTTTTCATTTGACTTTTAAGGACAAGGCCACGAATACAGAAATTCGTGTGTTGAGAGAATATCTACAACAGTGGTTTAAACTGCAACAGTTTGACACAAGATTCTTTCGCATGGTTCGTAATACTTTCAAGTATGGTGACGCATTTTTTATCAGAGATCCAGAAACACAAAAATGGTTTTATGTAGATCCTAGTAAATTAGTCAAAGTAATTGTCAATGAAAGTGAAGGTAAAAAGCCTGAACAGTATGTGATTCGTGATTTATCCCCTAATTTTCATAATTTGGTTGCAACACAAATTCAAACTAGTCCACAACAGACTAATAATAGAGGTAGTAACTATGTAGCAGGCGGCGGGCTAACTAGAGGATCTACAGGTGCATACCCTACTCAATATGGAGATAGATTCCATATTGGTGAAAATGAAATGTCTATTGATGCAGCCCACGTTATACATCTAAGTTTGAGCGAAGGGCTTGATAATAACTATCCATTTGGAAATAGTCTATTAGAGCAAGTGTTCAAAGTATACAAACAAAAAGAACTATTAGAAGATGCTATTTTAATCTACCGTATTCAACGTGCTCCAGAGCGTAGAATATTTTATGTTGATGTAGGCAACATGCCAAGTCATATGGCCATGGCCTTTGTGGAACGTGTTAAAAATGAGATTCATCAACGTCGTATACCAAGTCAGAGCGGCGGCGGCATGAATGTTATTGACAGTGCTTATAATCCATTAAGTATCAGTGAAGATTACTTCTTCCCACAGACCGAGGGCGGCAGGGGCAGTAAGGTTGAAACATTACCAGGCGGCACAAATTTAGGTGAAATCGACGACCTTAAATACTTTACGAACAAACTTTTTAGAGCTCTTAGGATTCCTAGCAGTTACTTACCTACTGGTGCGGACGACAGTCAGGCACAGTATAACGATGGAAGAGTAGGCACTGCTTATATTCAAGAATTAAGATTTAACAACTACTGTATGAGATTACAAAGTCTTATATCCAGTGTATTCGATGAAGAATTTAAGCGTTATTTGTACTATCAAGGTACCAATATTGATAGTAGTTTATTTGAAATAAGATTTCAACCTCCACAAAACTTTGCTGCTTATCGTCAAGCTGAAGTAGACGGACAAAGAATTAATACATTCAATACTATACAGGCTGTGCCTTATATCAGTAAACGTTTTGCTTTGAAGAGATTCTTAGGTCTAAGTGAAGAAGAGATGGCAGAAAATGAAAACTTATGGAAGCAGGAAAAAGGTATGAGTTCTGTAAGTGGCACAGATGCTAGCGGTGAATTACGTAGTACAGGTATTAGTGCTGCTGGCATAGATAGTGACTTAGAACTAACAGGTGATACTAGTGCCCCAGAAGATATGCAGCAAGATGCCAGCGGTATGCCTCCAGGAGTTGATACAGGGGTGGGCATGACAGCAGGGGCAGGCGGAGCACTTCCCGCAGTTTAATAAATAGATATATGATCCTAAGAGAATTGTTCTATCTTAATCCTGAAACACAAAAAGTCAGCAACGATTTTAGATTCGATGCTGCCCGTGATGTATCGGAATTACTGCGTGGCGACACAAGAAAAACCAGACTGACTTTAAAACAGATAAATGATTTAAGGAAGAGCTCGGAAGCACATATTTTAGAAATGGAAGAAGATCTGACATTTGTACAAAGTATGTATGGAGCCGAACCTGCTGCTCCAGCAGCTTAACTTAAATTATAAAGGATTAAAGATGGATTGGAATCTTAGTTTATATGGCTTAATTGGCCAGCAGCATAGAAATTTTAGACCTGTTTTTGAAAAGTTTTTTGCACAAGTAAAGCCTGCAACCGTTGTAGAAGTTGGCACTGGGCAAGGTGGTGCATCATTAGCTCTTAATGATATATTAAAAGGGTTAAATTATGAATATTCATACACTACTTTTGATGTACACAATTTAGGCCAATATCAACAATTAAGGGATGACGGTATCATTACACGTTGTTGTAATTTGTTTAATGATGATTATAAAACTCTTCGTGAAGGCAATTTTGACGAAATTAAAAATCTTATTCAACGACCAGGTACCACAGTATTAATGTGTGATGGTGGTAATAAAATTAATGAAGTCAATTTGTTAGCAGATTTACTAAAGCCAGGCGATTTTATCATGGCTCATGATTATAGTGAAACTAAAGAGTATTTTGAAACACATATTAAAGCCCCTAATGAATGGTTATGGTGTGAGATTACATTTGCAGATGTAGAGGAAGCATTGAACAGAAATCGTTGTGTTCCTTATATGCAAGACGAATTTCAATCTGTTGTCTGGATGTGTAGACGTAAACCTTTATGAAAAGAAGTTTTGTGTTCGGCAATGGCCGAACACGAATGAATACAGATTTCAATGAAGTATACCCTTATGGACTAATATATGCCTGTAATGCAGTTTACAGGGATTATAGTCCAGATTATCTTGTGGCTGTGGATACCAAAATGATCGAAGAGATCAATGAAGCAGGCTATCAAAAGTCCAACGAGGTATGGACTAATTATAATATAAAATATAAAAATTTTGAAAATTTTAATTTCTTTGAGCCTAATTTAGGTTGGAGCAGCGGCCCAACAGCATTAAATTTAGCCACTAGTCATGGCCCAGATGAGGTCTATATTTTTGGTTTTGATTATGAAGGTCTCAAAGGCAAGTTGAATAATGTTTATGCTAATACATTCAATTACAAAAAAAGTACAGATCCTGCTACTTACAATGGTAACTGGTTAAAACAGACAGAAACAGTTATAAAAAATAACCCTGATATAAATTATTTTAGAGTCAATGTGGAAAATTTCTACGAGACAAATTGGGGTCACAACAATTATAAAAGTATACACTTTAAAAAGTTTTGGGAATCTATGAAAGAATGGAATAAAATTCGTTAATTTCATATCATTTTCAGCTGATTTTTACAGTTATATGTAAATATACTTGACAGCTCATTACCTATAGGAGAACAAAATGACAGATCGTTCCAAATTCGAGCAGATGCTTGAGCACCTTATCAATGACAATGAGGCCAAAGCACGAGAATTATTCCATGACATCGTAGTAGCCAAATCCCGTGAGATTTATGAAAATCTACTAGCTGATGACTTCGAGGAAGAAGAAACAGAAGAAGGCATGGACATGGGCATGGAGCCTGAAGAAGCCATGGGCGGTGACGAAGCCGACGATATGTTAGGCGATGTCGAATCCGATGATGACATGGGCGGCGATGAGTTCGGCGACGACGACATGGGCGGCGACGAGTTTGGCGGCGACGACATGGGTATGGGCGGTGAAGAAGAATTAGGTGATCGTTTAGATGATCTAGAAGCAGAATTAGAGGCCCTTAAGGATGAGTTTGAAAGCTTAATGGGTAATGAAGAAGGTGAGGAAGGCGAGTTCGGCAGTGACGACATGGGCGGTGACGACATGGGCGGTGACGAGTTCGGTAGTGAGGAAGAGGAAGAAGGCGAAGACGAAGGCATGTACTTCGAAAAGCGTGACGAAGATGACGAGGAAGAAGAATCAGATGATGAAAAAACTGATGAAGACTTCATTCGTGAGTATGTAGAAAAAGTCGGCGGTAAAGACTATACAACTTTTGGTAAAATGGGCGATGACGGGGTAAACACTAAGTCAATCGTAGCTGGTAAGAACGACATGGGCGGTACAGCTAAGAATTTAAATCAAGGCGGTACAGAAACTCCAACATTTGCAAATCAAGGTCAATTGAAAGGCAATGGAGTATTCAAAGGCAGTAAGCCACAGCTACAAGATGGCGGAAACATTAACAAGCCAGGTGGCAATGCAGGCAAGACTGCATTTAAGAAGAAAGAGCCAGGACATGGAGCAGAGAGAAAGGGCACAGGCGATAACGGCGATAAGAGTGCAGGCAGTCCGTTAAATGGTGCTCCAGGAAGAGCAAAGTAAAAAGATAGATGAACTACTTACGTGAAAATCTCAGTTTCGACCAAGCCCGTATGGTGGTCGAATCTGACGGCCAAGACGGCAAAAACCTTTACATGAAGGGTATCTGCATTCAGGGTGGCATCAAAAATGCCAATCAGAGAGTATATCCTGTAGATGAAATTGAAAGAGCTGTCAAAACTTTGAATGATCAAATTACAGGCGGATATAGCGTTTTGGGCGAAGTAGATCATCCAGATGATTTAAAGATCAATTTGGACCGTGTGTCACACATGATTACTGAAATGTGGATGGACGGTCCAAATGGTTAT